CAGCCGTATGAAGTACGAATACTATGTTGGTTTTCATTCTGGATGACGGTACGTTACTAAAGAAGTACGCTTCGTTAGCTTTATCGAACACACCATCGTGTAATCTGATACCTAAGAACTCGTTTTTAGATACTTTAATACCAAATTTTTGTAATATAAACAGTGACCTATCTGGTATCAACATAAATCCAAGCTCTGGATTGTAAGTATACATTTCATGTAACTTATCCTGCCTCCATTTATCGGTCTGAGGTATATAGTTTTCTTTTTCTCCATCACCTATCTTACCAAGGTCATGGAATAAAGCAGCAAATACCAATTCTTCTTCTGTAAAATCTATAGTACCACCCATCTCTTTGAAAAGTCTCATCTGTTTAATACTAAACTCAACTACCCTGTTAACGTGATCGATATAACCACCGGCAAAAGCATTATGATGCCATGATTTACCGCTAGCAGGTGCCATAATATAGGCTTCGCCCAAGTGTTCTATAAGCTTTTTACATGATTCTTTACGATCACCTAAGTAAGTATCTATAATTTTAAGATGTTTATCGTAATTCGAATGGATTTTCTCCGCCTTTAATGTCATATTAGATTAATTATTTGTTATATTATTATATTTTTCTTATATTATTAATATAATTAAGTATTTATTTATATTTAATTCTTAATATATAATTAAGATAATGATTTTTTTTCGGAAGATCAACTATTCCACAATAAATTTTTCAAAATAATGGTCTTTTATTACGGAATTACCAACTCCCTCCCAATATACCTCCATATAAAGTGTAATAGTATCGTTTTGAGCCATTGGAGGAATTGGTCCAACTATCCTTTTTGACCTTAAACGATCGTGATCATCGGAAAAATAAATACTAGTACCCTGAACTATATTAACTTTTATACCTGCAAACTGATTTAGAATGATATCATAAGAGGAATTTGGAAGTAAATTACCGTTATAATCATAAGGTCCTTGGAAAGGATTGTAGTTATTTACGGTTACCATTAAAGAATCTCCAATAGTCCAATGTGTATCGCTATCAAATCTAGCTTCTACCGGCTGTACTCCGTTATATTCATATTGAGGTAGTACCTTATCTGCAAAGACATCTACTTGAAACCAAGGTAAATACTCTCCGGTAAAGTCTAAATCGATATGACGATAACCATTTTCATCTAAATAACCCGGTAATACCATCTCTGCATCACAATCTCCATCGATACAAGGGGAAGAAGTGAGGTCATCGACAGTACAGCTAAAGAACAGCACCGCGCTCGCCGCGCAAAACGCGCAAAGTTGCCACGAAATTTTATCTAGTAGTTTAATCATATTTTATATTATCATTTAATTCAATTTCTAACGCTTCTCTATTATAGAAAGCTTCCTCAGTATGTTTTTGATTAGCTATCTCCGACACCATAACGCCTATAGGGTATCCTCTTCTTATATTAACGATAAATGAATACTTACCGGTAACGGATAGATTCCAGTCTGATGTGTCCATAGAGTATCTATCTATAGTAATGTCTCTGAATCTATGGGATATAAAATCGTAGATCTGGGACTGTATGTGCTGAGGTAATATCATGACTTTGGTTATACTACCTTTAATAAGTACAAAGGGAAGTTATAAGTAGTTCTTTGATTCATCAAATCGAATGAATAACACTTAAGCATAGTATTAGTCACCTTATCTACATTCATTGATCTCCCCATAAAGCTATTAGACTCACTTATAGCATAATTACTTTCTTCTCTAAACCCTTTATAAGCTCTTATGGTATACTCTGCTGGTTTACCATTTCTATCTACTCCATAGGTAACTTTGATTTCTTCTTTTACTCTTAATGAAGTAATAGATTTGTGAATTTTCTTAGATTCTTTAATTTTTTCTTGATATGTCATAACCGTTTTTTTAATATACCTTAATATAAGAAGAATATATCGGAAAAGCAACTGTTTCCCCTTTTATTTATCAAGATATTTGAACAACCTGTTCATAATGAACCAACCAATGGCCAATATCACCACTACTTTTACTAAAATCATAGAGTTTTATATTAAATTATCCGGTAGTATAACTTTAGGATCGTCATATATGAGATCTATGTACTTTTTTATTACTGCACACCTCTCATAATACTCAATACCCTCAAAATAGGACAATAACTCGTTTAGTAGAACGTTTACCTTGACTATATCGTAGTTTTCCGTGATAGTATACTTAGTTTCGAACTTATTTACGTCAATTCTACTTAAATAACTGAATAATTTAGAAAAATACTTGAACTTTACGTCTTCTCTAACGTCTTGGTAGTGTTTTTTATGGTTTCTTAGGTATAACTTGTCAAGAAGCTTGTAATTCTCCACACCTCTTACGACCATACTCATTAAAACGTATGGATTTTGTAGTACGTCTGTTACATTATGCTCTTCATAGACTTCTTCATCGCCTACTTCGAAGAGATTAAACAAAGATTGTGGATCTATAGGTTTCATTTCCTATAAATAGAAGAAAACCCCATATATAAAAAAATTTTTGGAAAAAAAATCCCCGTATTTAGTAGGATCCCATTGTAAAAGTTCTTATATTATAGTAATAATAAAAAATAAAGGTTATGGATGATTTTAGAATTACTGGATTAGGAGATGGATTCCTAATAGGAGCCACTTACTTCCCAAAAGGAGATAGAGATGGAGCTTTCGATGACGAAGATTGGACTGAGGTTAATATTTACCTTGGAATAATTAAGTTAACTTGGAGATATTTCTAAGTTTAACATCAGAGTCCTCAATACTACGATAGATAGCACAATAAGAACGACAATAGGTACCTCTATAAGTACGGTTAAGTAATAATACTATATATAAATATATAAATATATATAACCTATATCACTAAAAATCGTAAGAAATATACAGATAGGTATGGGCAGAGCAATATGGTAACGTACACCTAAGGGAACTATACTGTCAGTGTTATATCAGTGTGATGTCAGACGGCCATAAGAGTGACCATAGTAGGCATTTACTTTTCCTTATATAGATGATATATTATTACTACTATAAGAAGACCACCTGAGATGATGATCGTATGTAGCGGATACTTTAATACCATATATAGCCCATGTACTGATAGATCAATTAATAACATAAGTAAGGCCGTACCTACTATAAGTACTGAGGTAATAATAAGATACCACAAGCCTTTATTGAAGAACTCTTTCATTCTATAACCTTTTATACATTAAATATACGAAGAATAACTCGGAAAGGCAACTATTCTTTAAGTTATTTTCCGGCATATCCATCGATTCGGCCTATCGATATCGACTATATAGAGAAAAAAAAGGGTAGGGAGGTACACGCCCCTGTTATATTCTTTCTGTATTCTATACGATCATACCGGTTTATTCTATATAACATTATATATCTTTATATGATTATATGTGTATATCTATATATGAATATATACACTTAACGTTTATAATAGGCTTCATTGTAAGTATATACCTATACCCTCTATCTAATATATCTAAGAGGTTCTCTCTCATAAGATCTAAGATTGATTGATATAGAGTATTGACCAAAGTCTACTATACCTCAGACATTATTTATTACATCAATCTATATATGCCGATGGTGAAGGCATACCGGCATAACTACACCACTCTTCTTCGGTAAGGTTGGTTGAAATTGCGCGTGGCGACCTTCGGTCGAGAGAGGAAAGCGCCCCCTCACTCTCCCTCAACCCATCCATATCAAAGCCCCAACCTTTTAACTCCTTGGACTTCTTTGTAAGATAATCTAATTCATCTTCGTACTCAAATATTGCTCCGTTTATACACATAACCTTTTTATTTATTGTTATTAATTTATGATTAGTACTCTTCTGCCATTTAATAAAGTCTTCTTCGTTAACTCTATAACCCCAATGTAGTAATGATTGTTGTATTCTTGGACTTACGTCCCAACTCTTACTCTCATATATCTTTCTATATATGACCTTTCTCCATCTACCATTTATACCACAGAAGTCTTGCCACCTTTTAATCTGCCTATCATCATCGCTATGTCTTCTACCACTGGAATACTTACAATACCATTCGAACCAACCATATGGATCATCTTCATGCATCCAATTATTATCAGACCAGTACTTATAGTCCATTCCACTCCTTACTTTATACTTATTCTTCTTAGGAGAGTACTTCTCTCCCTCGTATAAGCTTCTATCTAACCCATCGAAATGATCTTTAAATAGATGACAGTATTGAGTATCACCGCTTAAGTTCTCTTCTCCGAAGTAACTACCTCCAAAAGCTCCACTCTCTATTACCTCCCTTGGAGTTAAATTAGGTTTAAAATTATCTATTATCATAACTTGTTTATTTAAAATATTCCATATCGTACATCTCTTGAAGCTTGTACTTTATTTCTTTTGGTATCCTAATAAAGAATACTCTTAACCATATGTATACTTTTCTCATTTAGTTAAAGTATAAATCTTATGCTTATCTTTCCATTTCTTTTTAAAGTCTTTTCCTACTCCTAAGTCTACTATCTTAGCTCCTTTAGGTATTGATCTAGACTTATTATCTATTACTTTATCTATTAAAGTATTCTTAAAGATCTTCATAAACTTCTTAGCATTAGCTCTATCTGATAGTTTATATACCGCTACTATGTCTGGATACTTTATCATCCTCTTGCTTTATTTAACTCTTCTCTCTCTTTGATGCTCTCTTCTGTCATTAACACCTTACGAGTCCCTTTAGGATAGTATACAGGAGTGTTAGTAGCCCACATATAGACAGGACCATCATAATCATATGTAGTCATTGGTACTTGAACATCTTTATGCTTTGTATAATCTGGAAGAGTTATTCTTCTAGGACCATCAAACGATCTAAAGTCTCTACTAGTAACTCTATACCAATCGTCATCATTCATCTGTACTTCACATACTCCATGAGTAGGAAAGTCATATTCTAATTTACCTGTATCACCTCTTTTTTCTGCTGCCATAACCTTTTTAATTTATTAGTTAACCCAGGCAGGACTCGAACCTGCGACCTCTCTAACCCCTTTGCTTTTCACGATCGTATCTATTACAAGTTTCACATTACGTTTATGATCCACTTCGCGCCGGGTTAAGCCAGAGTGAGCTACCTACTGCTCTACTGGGCAATATTTTTATAGTTGATTACTTACTTAATCCGTAATCACTTACTTTTGTAAATAACCATGCTTGACCAGGACCTCCTGCTGAAGATGGTTTCATTACTACCATTTGCATACCTTTAAGATAGAATAATAATCTATATTCATCATCACTTTTTTGAACATATATGTACTTTTCTTCAAGTGTAAAACTTCCTTCTGCTACTTCTTTACCGTCAGGCGTATCAGACATTCTATAAAATGTATCTCCATCGTCACTATAATTCATATATAAAACACTTGAACCATCCCAACTTTGCCAAGTTCCATAAATGTTTTCATTATCACTACCAAGTCCAATTCTTTTTTCTTGAGAAAATACACTCATGGTTCCTATGAACATAAAGAATATAATCGCAAATATCATAAAGTAATCTATCAGTTCGTATTTACTTTTCATATTATTTTAATGTAAAGGTTATTAATTCAAATTCATCTCTGGTTATTATTCCTTCCATTAATGCGTTCATTTCTTTAGTGACATCTCTGCCTGTAACTTTGCTTACTATTACCATATTATTATTATTTTAAATTAAGTATTTATCTATTAGAATAAAAATTATTATTAATACTAAACCTATACCTGATAAAGCTGCTCCTATATAACTACTTCTCATCTGTTTAGGTGATCTTCCTTGATTAGATCTATATTGTCTTTTATTCTTACTGTCCATCCAATGCCATTCTTTTTTATACATCCTCTTTATTGTTTAATAAATAAGTTAACATATATAATAATAACGCGGTAACTATTACAACTAGTATACCTTCTTCTGTTACGTTTAAATCACTATACATCTATTCCGTTTTTAATTTCCCAGTTCTTCTGGTATACTGCTTTCTGCTTTCTTTTTCTCTTAACAGCAGAAGGTTTTTCAAAGTATCTATTCTCTCTAATTTGTTTAATTAGACCAGTATTTCTAACCTTTCTTTTTAAACGTTTTACCGCTTGATTAATGTTTTCTTTTTTACCTATTTTTATTCTTAACATATTATTTTTTTATCATTATTTTTCTAGCAGCTATCTTCTGCATATTAAATCCTTTAAATTCACTATAAATAACAGCTTCTTTAGCAGTCATATCAGATCCAAACTCATTAAGTATTGCCTTCTCAGCTTGGTCTGCATACCGAGCGGCTACCTTGAGCTGCTGTTGACTTTCACAGCTCATGATAACCAAATCAGTCTTATCAATAATTGTATTTATTATACTCTCTCCCATGTAATATTATTATATCCAGTTAAGAAAGCATCTTTTAGGTTACTAACTCTTACCTTCTCAAGATCTTTACTCCAAACAGTATCTTCGTAAGCTTCAGTTTCTTGATTCCATCTTCTACCTGATACTTGAACTTCTAAGTCAGCAGATTTACCTGAGTAAGACATTCTAATAATCTTAGCAGCTATAATACTACCAGTACCGTAATCGTATCTCTCCTGGATATAAGCTTTCTTATCATCTAGTAACTTAATACCATTCTTAAGATCTTCGATAAAGATATCTTCTTTAAATTTAGATCTTTGATCTTCTATATCGTTAATCTGCTTCTTAACTTCAGCTACTTTATCCCAAGACTTATCAGTTATTTTAGTATGCTTAACATAAACTTTATTCATATCAGCTAAAATATCATCTTTAAAATCTCTAATTATCATAGCAACTTGACCAGTAAATAACATTCTATCAATAGTAAAGTCAGAGTAGCTATCAGAAGAAGAATAAGTACTAATTCCTACATCAACGTATTTTTCAGTAGAGTCAGAATTAATATGATCATACACATCTTTTACTTTAACAGTACATATTTCATTTCTTCTAAATAAAGTCTTTTTTACATAATCATCTTTATCTTCATCCCATACTTCTTTTTCATATGAAGTACCTTGAGCAGTAATCTCCATAGATGAACCATAAGTACGACCATATTGAAGATCTACTAAGTTAGTTTCAATACCTTCAGTACCTTCAAAATAAGATCTTAAAGTATCACCAAGTGCTATATCTTTAGCATCTCTAACTACTCTATGTTTTTTATCTAATTTATCTAATTTAGCTTGTAATTTATCCTCTTTAGCTTTAAGAGTTTCGAAAATTTCAGAATTATTCATAACCTTTATTTTTATTGATTTATTATTATACTACAATATAAGAAGAATATCTCAGACTTCCAACTGTTCCTTAAGAAAAGTTTAGGGAAAGTTGAACTTCTTTTACAACTGGAGATATATTATAAGCACTTAATATCTTTCTAGTAGGTCTCCACTCTTCTCCATGGTTGTCAATTAACGTACCATCTTTAAGAGTAAAAGCGTGCTTACTAACTAATACCATATACGTACCTTTCTGTTTATCTTTTCTAAAAGATTTAACAGTCTTTTGACGATCAATTAACTCTCCGTATAACTTATAGGTATTCTTAATCTCCCAAGTCTTACACTTCTTTACTTTAAACCTTTTACCTCCGATTTCCATATCTTGATTCTTAAACCTTTTAGAAATCATCCAGTTACTAGTTCCTTTTTTATCTTCTCTTTCGAAGTTTTCTTTTACCCAGCTATGAGCAGTATCATAGTCTACGTTAGTAGAAGAAGCAATAGCTTTAACTACACAGTCTTTTTTTTCACTTTTAGCTTTCTTGCTATCAGTACCAGAAATTATTGAAGTTGAATTTTTATACATAACCTTTATTTTTATTATTTATACTTAAATATAAGCATAATTTTCCAGAAAAACAACTATTTTAACGGTTATTTCCGTATTAAATCGGTATTTCTGCTACTTTCTTTCTAAACTCTCCATCTAAGAAATAAGTCCAATGACATGTATGACCTCCTTCTATGTCTTTAGGGTAGTTACTTCTATATTTAGAATCTATTTTAAAATAATGTGAATGTAATTCAGATATGTTCCTTAAAGCAAAATAACTAAATATAGAAAGCACACAATTATCATTGGCAATCAACTTAGCATAGTCCTCAAACTTATGATAATTTATATCTTTATATGTATCTAAAAATATACCATCAAATTTAATTTTACAAACATCTACTAAGAAGTCTGGAATAACATCTATCCAGTCACCATGATATATATGCACGTTTGATTTACCTTCAGCCCAGACTCTAGCTTTATCGTATACTTGTTTATTAGCTTCTATACAGTAGTAAGATCCTAATTTATTATATATTGCATTAGCACTATAACCTAGTCCAAAGCCAACATCTAATACTTTTCCTTTATTTTGAGTTACGATAGAAGAATAAAATTCCATCAACTCTTTAGAAACTACATCCATTACAATAGAGTTTGGATCATCTTTAAACTCTATTCTGGTATCTGTAATAATAAGATCTTTGTCTTTCACTAACCGAATATTTCTATCCTGATATCTTTACCCATTTTGTAATCGAGACTATTAAGATTAGTCCTAGTGTCTGTAATCATTTGTTTCCAACCACATAGATAAAATAAAGGTTTTTCTTTAGCATCTTTAATTAAATCTAAATAGATAGGGTGAACATAACCATGATGAAAACCTTCTACTTCTTCTCTCGATAGAGTACAATGATAATGAAAATTAGGATTTTCTTTTTCTAATTGCTTTAACTCATCGTAATAGAGTAGATCTGCTTTAGTTCTACATCCATATATAAGATGTATATTCTTCGTTTTTATATTATTCTTAGTCACATAATTAACCATGGATCTGAAAGGGCTAATGCCTGATCCAGTACATACGAAATATAAATCTCTATCTATCTCTTCCGGAAGGGTAAATACTCCCATAGGGCCTTGGTATTCTAATTCAGTTCCAACCTTAGCTTCTCTAAATAATAACTCACTCATCTTACCTCCTGGTTGATCTGTAACTATTATCTCCATTTCGTTACTATTATCAGGCCAAGAAGATAAAGAATAGCTTCTAATATGAGGAGGGTCTATTGGACTTCTTAAAAATAAGTTAATAAGTTGCCCTGGTTTATAGTTTAATTCATCGTATAAAGGAGATTCTATTTTAAATCTCCATACGTTTTTCGTTTCTTTTATTATCGATTTAATAACTCCTAGGTCCGCCATTGGTAAAATTTTTTATAACATCAACTATCCAAGTATATAAAAATACTCCTAAATTTAGAGGCCATAAAACTAGCTGAATATATCTTTCGCTATTAGTAAATGCTCCTCCTATCTTATTATTAATACAAAACCATTCGAACCATATTATCCAAATACATCCTATGACTAAATAGCCACTTATAAATTGTATAATTTCAAACATATTAGAATGGTAAAGGACTATCGTCCGGTTCATCTAATTTAGAAGGACGACTAAAGTCTTCTAATTCTCTATATTGCATAGTACCGAAAGGTTGAGAACCAAGTTCTTTTATTTCAGCATCTGCATTTAAATTATCTGCGTTGATTTTATCAAGCATTTTATGAGCTTTCATTCTTACATGGTAATCATCTTTACCGTAAACGTAAGCTTCTATCTTTACTACGTATCTGTTTGTATCTGCCATATTACTTGTTTTATCTATAAATATAAGAAGAATCTATCAGGATTCCAACTCTTTCTTTACCTTTTCTACCCATTTATTAACTCTATTATCAGTTAATTCCTCTTGGTTATCTTGATCGATACATAAACCGTAGAAGGTATTATCATCAACTAAAGCTTTTGGTTTAGTTTCAAAATCATAAGAACTATCTTTTTCTGTATAACCTATAACTTTTCCTCCATTGCCTATTATCACTTTTGCTAAGATACCAATGCCGTCACAAAACCAAGTAGCATAAGTATACTGATCTCCTAATCCAAATAGAGCTACTGTTTTACCAGTAAAGTCTATGGTTGTAAACTCATCAAAATACTCCTCCCAATCGCTTTGAAGTTCTCCATCGTACCAAGTAGGGATACCTAAAAAGTATATATCGTGAGATTTCCAATCTTCAGGTTCTAAGTCTTCAACTGTAACTATTTTTATTATTTCTCTACCTTCGCTTGCCATCATAACATCAACTATCATATTAGCTACATCTTCTGTATTACCTGTATCTGATCCGTAAATAAGTTTTATTTCCATAATTTATTTCCAAAAAGCTTGAACTCCTAATATACTAAAACAAAGTATCAACTGTACTACTATTTTTGGGGTAAAGGGTTCTTTAAAAAATATCTGTATCATTATAGCATAAACCAACATTCCTAAAGCAAATCCTACAAATCTAGCTCCCCATATAGATCCTCCATACCCTATTACATTATATTTAGTAGCTAAAATGAAAACATAAGTTAGAGGTATAGCCATAGCGTACATTCCCCACCAGGTTTCATCGTACTTAGGATTTTTAAACTGAAGGTTATGTTGAAACCAAGCTCCAACTTGAGCTACAATGGTAACAAGAAACCCAAGAAAAATATAATACCAATTTAACTTCTCCATTTATTTATAGATAACTAATTGAGTTTCTTCATTTATACTCCTCAATCTCTTATCTATAGATCTACCAAAGGGACGTTTGTTAAGTTGCTCGAATCGATAACCATCGAATTCAATATGGCAACCTTCCATTACTGAATCTATTGTTTTGTGGTTAACTTTGTGTGATTTAATAAAAAATAACTGGTTCATAATCATAACATTTAAATAATAATATAAGTAAAATAACTCGAAAAAGCAACTAATTTTATAAGTGTTTTGCTTTAAAGTAAGTTATAAATCTTCCTATAATTGCTTTAGTCTTAGTTTCTTGAGATGAAGAAGCTGCATTGAGTCTCCCTTCTCTAACTTCACTAAATGATACTGTTCTATATATTGGTGATGACATAATTTTATTTATTGTGTACTAATATTCCATTAACAAAGAAGTTATTATTATTTTTAACTCTTAAAGTATAAGTAACTTGAGGATCTTTATCCTCTGCAGGTTCTATAGCTTTTAATTCACTTAAACCGTTATGAATATTAAAAGCATTATCTCCTATACTTAGTTTATCGATTTTATGAGGTATATCATAAGTGCTTGTACTTTTTTCAGGATCTAAAGATGATATTTTAAAACTATCTTGTGTTTTGATATATATTGGATGGTCATAAGTACAGCTAATATAACTTATATTAGATTCTTTAATATTATCTGAATTATCAAATGTTAAATCAACTAAATTGCTATTTACAGGTTGAATGATATCGTAGACTTCATTGGCTTCTATTTCTTGAGTTTTTTCATTCCAACTTAAAACTAAATCTCCTGCTACTATATCTTCTATATTTTTATGATCTCCATTAGCTAAAGCTACTTCACTTCCTGCTACAAAGCATCCGAATCTATTATGAACTAAAAAGTTATTAGCATAAAAATTATTATTATCTTTTACATGCTTAAGATTATATACAGTTTCTGTTTCTTCTAACTCTTCAATACTTATTACTTCTATAAAAGTTTTATTATAATCCATTACCTTATCTCCGACTTGTAATTTAGCTACCTCTAAACCAGCATCTTCAAAAGTTTGAACTGGATTATAGGAAGCATAACCTTTACCTTCTACATAGTAAGGATGATCATGTGTGCTTGTAACGTCTATATCACCTATAGTAACTTTAATAACAGGTTTATTATCACATATACAAATTTCTTCGACTGATTTGAATTCTATTTCGTTAGTTTCATGATTGTAGGTAGCTACTCTATCTCCTTCATTAACTTCCTCTATAGGTTTAATTAGATCTTCACATTCTATCATAGTTCCTGCTATAAAACAAGGAGCATTGTGAACTAATATACCCGAAGCACTAAGTATGTACATATCGGTTGATTCCATGTTTAATTCATGAACTATATTATCTTCATCAGAATAAACGTCTAATAATGATTGTGAAACTAAAAACTTATTACCATCAAGATCAAATAAACTATCTCCTGAGTTAATATTATGCATAGTTTCATACGTAACTGTATTAGTAGAAGCATTGTGTACTAAAAATACGGTTGATGGAGTAACTGGAAGTTCAAATCCATCGTTAGTAACTAATCTACCTAAAGTAGCATCACCTGCCGAAGATGACATAGCTTGAAAGACTACTGAGCTAGTTCTAAAAGAACCAGAAGGAATAGTATCACCTGGTACGCTCCATTCAACTAATACTGATCCGCTATCAGTATCTGGTGATCCAGAAACATAGTATGAAGCTAATACATCATTTACTTTTACTGAGCTTAATTCAACTCCTGTATTATCAGTTTTTAATACTTTTATAGTAGGTAAAAATCCTCCTTGCTTACGATTCATTTTAGGAAAATTAGTAGCAAATTCGTAGTAATGCTGTAGTTTTAATCTTCCTTTTCCTCTGTAATCATATTCTATTGAAGACGGTATAGTAAATAGTGCTGAAGATTTAGCTATACCTAAATGTACTAATTTAATATCAGTATCATAAACTATAGAAAATAATCTAATAGATGTAACTCTATCACTTTCAACTTGATCACTATTGTAATGATACTTCTGTACCATTCTTTCTACTCTTTCAATATCTTCTACTTCTTCTATTACATTATCTAATTTCTCTTGATCGTTAGAACCGGAAACTCCTTTAAATAGATTATAAGATGTATGAAGAACTTCTGCTGGTTTAGATATATAATCTGGAATATTTGATGCATTAGCTGAGGCTGTAATTGTATTAATAATTCCATTAGATCCTGAATAATAAAATTCAGATATTTCAGTTGTATTATTATTGTCTACAAATAGTTCAAATAAGTTTAATTTATTTTTAGCATAAGTTGAATCAAATAATGCGTTTTCATTATAAGCAAGTCTTAATATAAATTTATTAGCTGCGTCTGTAACTGAACCTGGATAAATAGAATTTATATCTTCTAAATGTCTAGTATATGTAACAGAAGGTAACTGAGTGCTTAATACTTCTTCTAATTTGTTTGCAAAATTATAATGGAAGTCTTTATATATAATTACTACCTCTGCTATATTATTAGTAGAAAGTATATTAATAAAGTCAGTTAAATTTAGATAGCTCTCTATAAAGTCGTCTGTAAACGCAGTATCAGTATTGATTTCAATTAATCTTTCATTACCGTTAGCATCTATTACGTAATCAGAAGAAAATAATGTTCCTTGCATAAAAATTCTTTAATATAAATATCACTTATAAAAAGTTAATGTATAAAAATTAGGGGTTTTCTCATTAATATTAAATTGATCTATCTTATATTTTACATCAGGTTTAGCAAATGATACTAATGATTTAGGGTCATTATATCTTTTATCATTAATTAATATAAACTTACCTCCTTCCTTCAAATATTTATCATACTGTTGTATAATTCTTTTATGAAGATCAAAATCTTTATCTAAAGCTATATACCTTGCTAACTTCTCATCTTCTATCTGATACCAGTCAACAAAAGCTTGTAGCTGTTCTTCTTTATCAAAAAAAGGAGGATTACAAACTATTAAATCTACCTTTCCTCCATCGTAATTATCAAAGCCATCACTATGATGAAACTTAAAATTATAATTATATCTTTTATTAGTTAACTTTATTCCTTCCGAAACCTGCTGATTTAAGTCGGAAAAAGAAACTGTTTCTGCTTCGAGTTGGTGAAAAAGATACCACCCTATAAAACCTGGTCCTGAGCATAACTCTAATATACTTTTAACGTTTTTATTATTCTTTAAAAATTCTTTTTTAGAAAATATATGATCTACAAATAAAGGTCCTCCTCCATCGTGATCTGGGTTATAATAGACTTTAAATTCACAATCAAATACATTTTTTTTAGCGCAATATTCTTTATACTGCTGCATTTTGATATTTTTCCAACAACCAAGAAGATGATTGAACTTTTTTACCTAAGTTCCATACCATTTCTACCTCCATAGAAGCACAATAATCTGCTTCCGGAATATTACCAGGGACTCTATCTCCTCCATTACCAAATGCCATAGAAAGTTCCCCTCCTATATCTCTTCGGTAAGCATTTACTGCAGAATAAATTCCATCACATACCGTTCTATCAGAAGCTGATCTAGGTCTACAAACAAATGTTCTAGTAACTCCTTTTACTCTTGACATAATGTACTGCCTTTCAGACTCTTTCATAAAAGCCTTACCTTTTTTCTCTCTCAACCAAGTATCATTATTAAGTATTACCCATACTTCTTCAGCTTGTTTAGCTGCGGCTTCTATCATTTCTATATGACCTTTGTGGACTGGGTCAAACCCTCCACTTACTAACATTACTTTAAATTTTTTTTCCGCCATTTAATTTTTGTTGAAGTTTCTGTAGTTTTAATTTATCTTCTTCAGATAAAGGATGTTTCATTTTCAACTCTATAATCTCATTAAACATATCGTCTTTTAATTTCTTTTTCATATAATCTTCAAAAGTTTCCATATTATAATATAGTTAATTTTTATTTAAATTCCAACTATAAGTTATTAAAAAAATGAATAGTCCAGGCTATTAAACCATTAACCTGAAGTATTACTAGGTTCCATTGTCTTCTAACTGTTACTTGAAATAAAACACAACAGAAACCTATCATAAATAAAATAGGCTCTACAGTCCACTGCCCAGCCATTAAGAATCCTGCTCCCATATAACCTACTCTAGAAGATACTCTTTCAACAGGAGTTAACTTTCTATCCCTTACCATAGCTCTTAGTAGGTCTCTTAGCCAAGTGCGTTTAACTTTTTTCATTATTTCCAAGGTATTATAGTCATACCAATTAAGTTAAGTAATAGTTCTACCCAAATAAAAAATACACCACCAACTACTAATTGCCAAAACCAATATCTCCATCCCGTTAATGATAAAGCCCATTTACGAATTGGTGATTGCTTTGCCATATTATACAAATATTCTTTTAATTTTTTCATCTCCTAACCTTATGTAAATTACTACCCCAACCTGATCTTCTATCCATAGCAGCTATATCTTTAGCTACATTAGGATCTTTTATTACTTCAGTTTCAGCATAAGTAGTCTTTCCGGAAATAATATTTCTAACATACCACCTTCCAGTACTACTACAGCTTACACAGGTTTTAGTATCAGGTAACGCTTTTAATCTAAGAGGATTTATCTCCTCAGTACACTTAATGCACTTCATGATCACAACCTTTTTTATGCTTAAACCATCCACCGCACTTACACTTAACGTAATATACCGTAGATGCTATTACAGGAGATCCAGCAAGAGCAGTCCAAATATTAGGATGCCAATGCTCTCCACAAAACCCTAATGTATGCTTAATTACTTCTACCATAATATAATTGATATTTATTTTTTAATTCTTCTAATTTTTTATCCATAACTTTCTCAGCTTCTAATATATGATCTTCAGCCCAGTTATACGCGTCAACTTGATTCTGATGTCTTCTAAAAGATATCACATTATCTCCTTTGAAGTTTCCGTCAATAGAAATATCAGTATACCCATATCCTTCTGAATCATCAAACTCTGCTTTAGGATAAATATCTTTTACCCAAGTAAGAAACTCTTTAGTTAACGATCTTTGCTTTTCTTTTTTAGTCATAACCTTTAATTTTATACCTTAATATAAGAAGAATAACTCAGAATACCAACTGTTTTACGGTAAATTTTTATCACACCAATCTAAATTATTTTGATAATTAGTACATATTTCTTCTCCTTTTTTTATATCTTTTATAGCCTTATAAATAAATAACCTTCTAACTGAATCTGTACTCCAATCTGCATTATTATTTTTAGAAGAATTATATATGCATCCGTTACCAAATGGCCAAGCTAATTCTGTAGGATTATCAATAGGAAAAAGAAAAGGAAACTTTAAAATATTTTTTATCTCTGGGAGATTATTTACTATGTTATGATCGTAAGGTATAGACATAAAATGACATTCTTCTAATACTTCTCCATTCTTTATATCCTCAGAAGCAAATACTCCATAACCGTGAATAGAGCTTATCTTAACTTCTAATTTAGGACTGTAAATTAATTTGCTCATTAACTTTTTTAATATGTTTGCATTTTTTATGTGCTATGTAACCCCAACAATCACAATATAACCACTTACCTTCAGTAACTGTATATTCTTTATCTGAGCTAGATGATTTAAATTTCCATGTTCTAGGTTCAATAAATAATTCCTCAAAAGGTTTTACCATACTTTAGCACATTCTAATAATTTCCAGCAATCTATAGCTTCATCAGAATGTCCTTTGTCATGATAATAAGCTAAACAGCTTTCAAGAGCATCAACCCATAAGTGAGATGATAAAGTAATTTCGTAGGCATGATCTCCGTTAGTGAAGGTAATTTCAAATAGAAAAGCTATCTTTTTATTCTTATCCATAGCTCTTTCTATTCCATATACCATACCATCAGTTATTTCTTTATTCTTAGAACGAAATAACTTTTCAAATTCATCAGTAGTTTCAAAATGTAACTTTATCATATCCTATAATATAGTAAAAATTTATAATATATCCAAATTATAACCAGAAAATTTAACCATATAAGAAGTCATAGTAGTACCATAACCGTCTTTAAATTCATAACCTTTTCTAAAAAATTTACGTACGTTTCCTACTCCTCCTAAATGAGCAGCAGCTAATATTCCTGATTCGGTTATATAAACACCGTGAACAGTTTTACCTTCGTAATTTCTAATATATTTTTTTAGTCTCTTTTTATTGTCAAGTAATAATTCTTGCATCGCATACTCCTGTAATTCAGGGTTATTTAAGAACTCTTTTTTAGTTGTTTTTATATTAAGTGACTTTAAAGTACTTACTCCAAATTGGTATTTACCTAAATAACCAAATTTGTTTACTGCTAAATAATTATTAGTTGATTCTCTCATCCCCATTGCATTTAAAAATGCTTTGTGATCTTTTATTTCTATATCAAAATCTACCTTCGCTATTTCTGTTTTTAATTCAACTATAGGTAATGGTTCTAAAGTATTTATAACTGGAATATAATAAGGAGCATATAATTTAGTATTCGCAAATAAAGTAAATATGCTAATTACAAATACTAACAAAGTTATTGTTGACATTTTTTTCATAAAATTAAATTATATTAAACTTAGAAGAGATCTAAAAACTTTTTTCCTATCTCTATTTCACGTAACTTTTCGTTTCGCTCGTGTTGCCTTACTAGATCGTCAGCAACTTTTCTTTCGTGAGATTTACGTCTTTTGAACGTAGAAAACTTTTTATTTTTATTAGTTTTCATATTGATAAATAGTTATAACCTTTCTATAAATTCATCACCTGGTTTCTCTTCTTCATATAGTCCTAATTCTTTTAAATGGTCAATATGATGTTGATCCATCTCCCAGTTGAATTCTTCTTTTGATTTATCTACATAATCTTCCATTGCCTGAACTTGTTGTTCAGTTATAGGATCAGCATAGTATAAAAATGCACAATTATAGCATAGAAATTCTAAATTATCCAATCTCCAGTTCTTTCTATTTCTATCCTTATGAGTTAAGACTATTGGTACTTTTGTATCATGAACTCTTCTTTCCATAAAGTCACATTTAGCACATTTTTCTTCTAATAAACATTCTTGAATAATTCTCTGCTTTACTTTCTGAGCATCAAAATGTTCTATAGGTATCCTACCTTCTAAAAGATCCATCAATGGTGGTTCTTTTCCTTTATTAGATAAGAATTTAGGAATTCCTTTACCAGCTTGATTCATATGAGCTACAAGTAAACTATTACCAACATCATCTTTGTACATTTTAGCGTACTTTTTATAATGATTATAAGAGACATGTAAATATCTAGCAGCTGCAAAATTAGATCTAGTCATCTTTTGAGCTCTCAGAATATCTTCTTTAGTAAGTATTTTACTTGGACGTGCCATTAGTAGTCTATTCCTTCTATACCTTCAGGATCAGCATTAGGATCGTAAGTATCATATTCTGGAAACTTAAGATCAGTTTCATCTGATGGATTAAGAGAAGCGCTTATACCTTCTTTTAACGATTGAGTTACAGGAGCTTCATCCTTCTCATAATCTTGTACCTCTACTCCGGGATCAAACTTCTTACCTTTTATCTCTGCTTCTTTTCTAGCAATAGATAAAGCTTTCTGTCTATCCATAATAATAATATCATTATAGGTATGATCACCACTACCTTCTACGGTAGTAATACCAACAACTCTATCAATTGTAGAACAATTAATACAGAAGTTATATCCAAATTTAGTTTTTCTAAGCTCTGGAAATAGTTCGCCACATTTAGGGCATGGAATCATTTTTAATTTTTGCATATAGTATAACCGTTTAAATTAGATATAAATATAAGAAGAATATCTCAGAAAAACAACTTTTTAACCGAGTTTCTGCAAAACGTCCCAAACTTCTTTAGGAGTTTTAAAGTTTACTGTTTTTTCTTCTTTTTCTCCTACTTTTAAACTAATAGTACCATCCCATTCTGGATTTGGAGATAATTCATACAGATAAGTATGAAGTAATTGTAGTTGTTTTTTATTGAAAGTTAAATTAAGTAGACTTTCTATTACCTGAAAGAACATATCTTCATACCCAGTTACGTCTAATCCTATGTCTAATAACTTCTCTCTTCTTATTTCTATCCTTTGCATTGATTGTAAGAAGTCAAAGAATAGCTTTTGATTAACAGAAGTTTTATCAAGTTTTTTTTCCCTTATTCTAAAAGGAACTTTATGTATTGAAAATAATGTCTGTCTAAGTGAAGCTTTGTGTTTATTCATCTCCTGGTATATCTTGTACTGGTTCGTCTAAATCTGGGTTCTGGCCTGATAGTGCCTTTCTGATAATTCTATCAAAATACTCTATATAAATAAAGAATCCTATAATAGTTTTATCTTTCAAGTTTCTGTCTCTTTCTACTCTTAAATCATATTCTGATAGACCTTGTTCAAGTCTTTCTTCTAATTCAATAGCAATATCATTTTGCTCAGTTGCTGAGATAGAACCAAATTCGGTAGGAATGAACTGTACTTTAACACCTTTCTTTTGAGGATCTTCGTTAGTATCTACTTTTAAAATAAATTGATGACCAGCGAAGTTAATTTTAGCTGCTTCTGTAATTTGTTGTACTAAATTTTCTAGTTTCATATTAATAAATAGTTAGCCAAAAAGCATTTTGTTATCATTATTTGTATACTCATTAATAGTTGCTATGATTTCATGTTTAACTATAGCTCTATTTCTGCACCATTGGTTAATTGACCACTCTATTTTGTCAGTAACTAATTCTACTTGTTCTTTTTCTCCTGTTTGATGAGTAAATTCTACTAAATACTTTTTTGTCATTTTAACTTAATTAAATTATCTGTATATTCTTTAACTCTTACTATATTAATAAATAGATTACCTAAATTAAACTCTCCTGCTGCTCCACTATCTTTTATAATTTGAGACATTCTAGATAAGTTAATAAAGTCTTCATTAGTAAATGTATTACAATCTATATTAATTGTAATATCACTATTTCTATTATAATTAAACTTAGGCTTTAAATTAATAATAGTATTTTCTTGTTCTGTTTTGATATATTTCTCTAATTCTTCTGAGGAAATATCTGTATCTAAGTTATCACACCAAGGTTCTAACATATGTAATTTATCCATAGTAGTATTAGTAAGGTTAAATCTAATATTGTACTTAGGTGGAATAATAGGCTTCATTAATGGATCATGTAAACAAAAATGACCCCATTTACGTATAAAGTTACGAGTAGATCTCATATTCTGAGCTAGCCATTCAGGACTATCTTCGTGTATATTTTTAGCGGCATCTAATACATTTCTTCTACTACCTCTACAAGTCATATGGTATACAAAACCTCCCCATGTTTGTTTAAATTTAACTCCATTTAGCTGAAATCTGTTAAATATATCACTATCTTCTTTCGATTGAGGAGCATATAAAGGATCATGTCCTCCAATCTCTTGGAAGTCTTTCCTATAAAAAGCCCATGGAGCAAATATACCTTCTGTTACTTTATCTCTATCAATATTTTTAAATACATAATTTAATACTGCTTGCTCTCTAAATCTTTCTGGTTCTTCTCCACAAGCTAGTAATACCTTTTCAGGTCCATCAGGATGTAAAGGAGGTTCTATTCTAGTTAAAGATACTATTACTTTCGGTTCGATTAACTCCTCTACAAAGTCTAATGCATGAGGACATAAGTACATATCTGCATGATAAATCATAGCTATATCAAATGTAGCTACTTCATTAATTAGTTTATCATATAGAATAGTATGACCCAATCTTTCAGGACCTTCGTTTCTAATAAATTTAAATAGTTTATCTTCTTTTGCAATTTCTTTACACCATTCAAAAGTACCATCAGATGAGGCATCGTCTGCTACACATATCTGTACTTCATGATCTCCTTGATTCTTTCTAATAGAATCATAAGACCATTTAAGATATTTTAAATTGTTTCTTGAAGGTTGTATTAAAGATATCTTCATGATAATATTTTTTATAATTCTCTTTTGCTTGCTCTGAACACTCTTTATAAAAATACGAATTATTTTTCAGATTTCCAAGCATTTCTTTGGCTTTTTCTATCTCTCCTATTTCAATCGACAATTGAGGATGGCATACTTCTTGGGTATCTAATCCTTTATAACCTATACAAGGTATACCTAAAAATGCACAATTAAGAGCAAATGTCCCAGCTGCATGAGTTCTCATTAAATGAATGCCATACTTTCTATTATTTAAAGCTTTAATCCAATCTACCCAACTCATATAAGGTAGTTGATTTATACCTAACTGTTCTTCACCTTCCTGTCTTCTACCCATTTGTGGAGAATAGATAGTTTCATCAATACTCTTAGCTACTATATATGAATCAAATCCTCCATACCAGCTTACAAAATTACCTCCTATCATTACACCGTCTCTTTCTACTTCAGGTAAATTCTCTACTCTATCTGTAACCATTAATGAAGGTAATATCCTAATATCTTTATGATCAGTTATGCCTTTATAATATTCTATATCTAATTTATTATGCACATATAGTATATCTGCATTTTTTAAACTATTATAATACCATATCTGATCTTCTAATTTATAATCTTGAAAGCACCAATGAGGACCTTCTTGCATTATAGCAATTTTTTTACAGAACTTTCTAGCTCTTTCAAAGAATTTACTATTTCTCCATAAATGTAAATGTTGTTTAGGAAGTATAACTAATCCTAAATCATACATAACACCGTGAGGTTCAGTATCAAAAGGAAAAAGATCTGCTTCTAATGCACAAGGCCAAGACCATTCAGTTCTCATCATATCAAAATCTCTACCTACTCGAGATATTTGACCTCTATTACCCATTTCACTTATGTAAGCTATTTTCATATACTTTTAATATAATCCATTATTCTATGCTTAGGTTTATACCCTAAACGTTCTTTTGTAAAACTAATATCAGCTAAACCATTCGGTCTATCACCTGGTCTAGGATCTATAAATTCATGAGGATGATCAAATGCTTTAGCTATTTCTAAAATACTAAACTCTTCTCCTGTTCCTAACTGGTATTCTTCGTTATTAATATTTTCTCCTGCCAATACTAAACCTTGAACTATATCTTCAACATGAGTAAAGTCTCTTTTTTGAGTTCCATCTCCTGTAATAGTTAAATTTTTACCTGCTTTCTTTTGATCTCTAAATATATTGATAACTGTTTGCCATTCGTTAGCCCAAGTTTCAGTTCTAGGACCATATACATTATAAAAGTAACAGATATTATATTTTAAATCATACCAGTCACCATAACATTGGAATAATTTAGCTACTGTAGATTTGTATAAAGCATAAGGAGATCCTAACTCTCCAGGATATGATAGCTTAGTAGATGAACCAGCATAAATAACAGGTATATTCTCATGTCTACATGATTCTAATACTCTCATACTTCCTTCTAAATTATATCTAAAAGATAATTCTGGGCAATCAAATGAAGGAACTACCTTTGAATATTCACCTAAATGGTAAACTAAATCAAAATCTTTTATAGTACCAGGTCCTGATCCGTAAGACATTTCTCTAGTATCTCTATTAATATATGTTGCTCCTTTTATATGATTAGATTCTAATCCAGCAGAGTAGTTATCCCAGCTAGTTACATCGTGTCCTAATTCTAATAATTTTTCTATAAGGTTAGTACCAACTCCTCCAGCACCTCCTGTTACTAATATTTTCATAAGTATTTCTTTAATCTTCTTTGTTCATGAAACTGTGTGGTTATCTTTTCTTTAAATTTAGTAGTAGACCATCCATGAGATCTATCTAAATAGTGAATAGGTATTTTTAAATCATCACCAGTAAAAGGTTCATTAATATAATCACTACCTAAAAACCTAATATCAAACTCTCCTACTTGAAGTAAATCATAAAGTTGAGCTTCATAATTATATTCAAATACATCACATACAGATTTTAACTCAGATAACATCTCTCTTCTTTCTTTAGTAGACAAAATAGGTTTAAGTTTATGTGGCCTCTCTATAGAAGGATCTGAATGTAAAAGTACTATTAAACAATCACAGTTCTCAGCACACTCTTTAAACATTTTTATATAACCTGGATGCATTACATCAAAATTACCTGCTATAACTCCTTTTTTCATTTTAATTCTAAAGCTTTTTTAAATACATTTTTAGGATGTTCTACGCATGTCTTTAATAAATATTCATTCTGCTTATCTAATACCTCCATACATAGTTTTGGATCATTTTCTAACGTATCTATTTTATTTTTAATATGTTCTATTTTTATTTCTTCATCCATTAAAGTAAAAGGATGGCATAAAAGTTTATGAAGTTTAGATTTAGAATTACCAAATACTATACAATTAGCAGAAGCTGCATCAAATGCTGCTTGACCAACTCTATTAGCAATAGAAATAAAGTATTTAGTTCTACATAATTTACTATAGTACTCTATAGAATCATTATTATAAACCTCATCAAACATAAAAGGTTTCATAGATACATTACTAATTTTCTCTACTGGTAAATTAAATTTAAGGTTATCATAAAATTTATTAACTTTATCTTCTGTAAGTAAGAAATTATTAGAACCATTGCCTATAAAGTAACCTAACGATCTATAATCTAGAAATACTGATGTTCTTTCTTGGTAGAATAACTCTCTAACTCTGTCAGGTATTCTAGGAAATAAAAAGTTAACTGCTTGAGGTAATCTTATAACATTATCTACTGATTCTAAAGTATGGTCTAAATATAAATCGTACTTATAACCTATCCTGTGCATTTGCCAACTAGAATGTTCTGCTAATAGGTATGCAAATACTGTTTTAGGAAACTTTGCTTTTAATGCATCTATTTGTAATCCTAAAAACGAATCATGAGTAATAACTACATCATAAGCTCCAAAGTCAAACTCGTTAGGATTTATAACTTCCGGAGTAGTTTTTTGCATAGTATCTTTATACCCAGGTTGAGCTAATAAAGTTCCTAACCAAGGTGCTTGTACTAAGGTAGGAGTAATAAGAAAGTCAGCTTTTAAAGCACATAGCATTTCCCATAAAGAAACCTTACCTTGAAATCCTCTTAGTATTTCTAACTCATGATCATCGGCGTATGCAAATGATTGTCTTGGTCCTACTAAATCTAATTGTTGTTTTGCAAATAGTACCTTCATAATATTCTCCAGGGGTCTACTATATTTTTAGCATTAATATCAAACATATCTACACCCTCAAAATGCTCTTTACCTAAGTAAGCTTTATCTCCGTTACAGAAGGCTATAGAATCGCAAGCGCTAACAACATCAACTATTTTATAATTATTAACTCTACAATCTACAAAATCTATATCAGGGTGTTCTTTAATAATATCGTCTATAGCATCTGAATATCTATCGTATAAGTAAACTTGACATTTAAAATTTTTAATTCTATTTAAAAACTTAGTAGCTATTCCTTCAGTAGTAACTGGGGTACCAGGTTTAAATCCTAGACCTATTAACCCTATTGTAGGAGCATTCCTTACCATAATCTTATCATAGATTTCTCTATCTGTTTGATTATTAATCTCTTCATTAGCAAACATTTGATGAGATTTTAAACCTACTCTT